ACGTTTTGATCAACAGACTGTTTGTCTTGACCCATAATGTAGCCCGCACCATAATTATAGTTATTACCCGGCATTTTGTCTACTCCTATTTTGACATTAATTCATCCATTTGGGTGGATGTGGCCCTTGTTTCTCGCTTCGGGCGAGTTATTTCTCTTACTTGACGGGAGAGTTCTCCCGGTGCAAGCCCCAACGGGCCTGAACGTTGTTCGGCAGTCGGTTCTGTTTGTCCCATGAATCTTACGACATCTTCAACGTCTCCCGTTGTGGGTAGGGGAGGATCAAGTGGACCTAAAAGAGCACGACCTCCTTCTTCTATAGATTGTAGACGACGAACGGTTCCTAAAACGGGACGACCTTCTTCAAAAGCCTTATCTGCGGCTTCTCCTTTTTCTATTGAAGCTGATACGCCCGCTGCAGTGCCAACAAAAGGAATTGCTTTTTTAACAGGCGGTGGGGTTTTATCGTACGCTGTTTTAAAAGCTGCTAGGACTCTATCTAGTGTGTCGCTTCGCGCCTGTTTTTCAGCGGCTTCGGTGGCAGCCCTTTTTTGTTCTTGAAGATTCCGACGTGCTTGATTTTTATTTTCTTGTTCTTGAACTTTTATACGGGTGGCTTCTTCACTAATAGAACCGCGATCAACAATAGCCTGTTGTCTTGCTGTTTCTGCCGCTTCTATGTCAGCACCTGCTTGTGCAGTTTGAGCTTCAATTTGAGTAGATGCTAGTTTACGGCGGTCTTCAATAAGTTGTTTTTCTTCGGGTGTCAATTCTCGTCGTTCACTTGGAGCAAGAATGTCGCCCTCTTCACGAACAATCGGAATAGCTTCATTGCTAAGTTCGATACGTTTGGCTGACACGTTTAAGGAAGCAGGTAGCTCATTAAGAGTTTCAAGACCTAAAACTTCACCATACATATTCTGCAAGGCACGTAGAGCAATGGTGGGACGTGCTTCTTCTCCTTGACGGAGAATACGAGATATATAATGTTCCGACGACATTTTAGCTACAGAATCTAGTGTCTGACTAGCAGAGGTGTGACCCATAATCGCACTTGCTTCTTGCGCGTACCCTAATTCCATAGCAATAATTGATGGAATAAGTTTACGGAAATCTGCCGCACCTTGAATTTCACGCCCCATCTCAGAAGCGTATGGTTTTAGCTGGTCCCGCAAACCGCCCGGAGCGTTGATTGCGGTTGTCATCTTACTAACAGTTGTATCGAAGATATTCGTTCTACCTTCTTGTTCTGCTAATTCTGCAGCGTCTCTAATGATTTCAAGTGCAACACCCGGAATCTTTATTTTGGCTTGTGTTTTTTGACCTCGAACTTTTTCCTTCAACATTCCCGTTTCAAGGTCAATATCGTCTAAAGTCATATTTGCAATTTCGCCGGGACGAAGAGGCACAAGGGAATTAAGAGCTAGTGCAGCACGAGTTTGAGGATCTTCAACTTTGCTGATAGTTTCAACGATGGCTGGTAAAGTAATTTTAGCTTCAGGAACAGCCTCAAACTTTTTGGTTCCACGTAGTTGTTTACCTCCAACCAATCCCGCTGATTGTGCTTTTTCAGAATAATCCGGGAATGGAGGTTCTATATCTTGAGCAGCAGCAGTGCTGTTGATTGAATTTTGAACAGTGGTCAACGCAGCAAAAGGTTGACCTTTTTCTTTGGCTAAAAGTTCTAAGTTAGCAGCTTCACCGATAGACGTAAACGGAGCAGAGTCTTCAATGCCTAACTTCTTCAGTTTGTTTCCGAAGGATTTGATATTCTTGATACGCGATTCAGGGGCATCTTTAACAGTAAGATCTAATGCCTCTCCTACCGTTAAAGTTTTGTTGCGTAGTTTGTCTGCTAGTTCTGTCATACTCTAGTACCCGAACGTCGAATCCATCGGCTGATACACACGGTCTTTGATGCCGCGAAGCTGATTATTGATCGTTGCGTATCCTGATGTTCTTGTCATTAGCATATATCTCAGTGCGTCGTAGGCGTGGTCTTCAGCCTTTGTGTCTACGTCTTCGCTGTTGTTCTTAGACAGCGGAATACCTGCCAGTTGTTTGATTGTGTTCTGACAGGTTTTAAATATCTTCATACGGGGTTCGTTGGTGTACGGATCATCCGACAGACGACGGTGAACCTCCATCTTACCCGCTAAACGGTTCCGGTCAGAGGGTGTCCACCTCACGCCGCACCGTATCATTGTTTCGGCAATAGACGGGCCTAGCCCAGTCTTGTTCCAACAGGAGGAGTCAAGCACCGTGTAGTGTGGTGGCTGATCGTCTGCCTCCATCTCCATGATACGGCTGGCAAGCTGTTCGCCTGTCATACCCTTGCCGTACAGTTCACGGTAGACCCAGATGTTGTTGTCCCAGTCGATTGCGCCCCACAGGACACATGACGGAGAACTGTAGCCGTAGTCAGCGGCTCTGATGCGAGGCCAGTTGGTTGGCAACTCTACGGGATCAACCACGTGGCGAACCCTGCTAAACTCTGGGAACGCTGCACCTTCGGCAACGTCCCAGTCCCCATCGAGAAGACGCTTGCGCTCTACCTCTGGGAGGGAGCGTAGCATCGCCTCGTACTGTCCGTCCGCCATGAGATATGGGTTGTCGGTCAGACGTGCGGGGATAAAGCGACGATAGAACAGAGGCTCTCCCTCTTTCTCGTGACCAACAGGCCACACGAACGGTTTGCCTGTTTCGATATCTATTGCCGGATATGTTGTGTTGTGCGGTGCTGCGTCGATGTACATCTTCTTGACCCACCAGCCTCCTACCCCACCGGGGTTGGCTGTGCAACGCATGGAGAGTTGCCCCATGAGTTCCGGATCCGTCGTACGCAGACGAGAACGCAGATAGTCCCACACGTAGGGGGACGGGTATTGTGTTATCTCGTCGATGCCTATCCACGCAAACGCTTGACCCTGAAAGCGGGTAACGTCACGGTCTTTTTCTAGATAGGTGAACCAGAGAGTTGCCCCAGAGGGGAAGTTCCACGTTGATTTGGATTCACGGAACACTGCACCGGGGAACGCTTTCGTGTACAGTTGTTTTGATTTGTCGATAAGCTCTGTTAGCTCGTCTAGAGTGCGACGGAGCAGAAGCCCGCGAAAATTAGCATTATGACAATAACGAAGGGGGTCCGCAAGGAGGGCAAACGACTTACCTCCGCCAGCCGCTCCGCCATACAGGACATCTTGTTCTGGAGCCGAGAGGAAATCAAACTGAGGGCCATCGTTAGGCTTAAATACCACCTCAGAATCTTCAACGAGATCTCGAACTGATTTAGGTAAGCTGTCGATCTCGCCTTGATCGATAACACGTGACTTTTCACCGTTGAGAGCATTTTCGACATTCTTTGCTGCTTTCTTCTGTTCACGAACAACTTGACGGTAGCGTTTGGCTTGCCCCTCTAGTTTGTCCGCTTTCTTCGCATTACGGCGTATTCTCTTTTGAGTTTCACGGCGGGCTGTTTCTGCACGGGAAAGATGGTACGATGCTTTCGGGGCACCGGGCTCTTTCTTAGGTCGCCCACGTGGACGTTTGGGCGGAGTGGGATTCTCATCATCAGTCACGGCTGGGGGTGTAGTTGTCTGGATCTATTTTAAGGGCACGTTCAGCTCTTCGGCGGTCCCCTTCACTGCGACGGGCTTCTTGACGCTCGTACATATCGGCTCCTTGTTCAGGAGTGCCTCTAGTGATAGTCCCACCAGTAGGGCGGGGCATGGGACGCATCTCTGAACCTGAACCGTCTGCAGAACGTGAAGTGTTATTGGCAGCGTATACTTTTGTGTCATCCATCGATCTGTATCTCCTTTTTAGGCGGCAACAGAACTACGCCGTGTACTGCCTGTACATTATGGTTAACTGTTTCTTGTTTTCCGAGTCCAACACGGTTCAATAGGGCTTCAGCAGCCCGTAGACGCACTTCGGCGCGTGGTTCGCTGCCATCGTCGTCTATTGTTGCAACTATCCGGTTAACGGCCTTTACTGCGTGTGCTGCCATGACGTGTTTGCTGCGTTCGATGATCTCGTCGGACAACCTATCACGCAACCATTTGGCAGAACCCTCTGCATAGCCCGCAGCTATGGCTGCAGCCTTCGTATTGCCGCCGTTGTCGAACAACTCGTCGAGGAACTTTTCCTGTTTCTCGCTGAGTGGTACCTTCTTACGCTGTTGGGGTAACAGATTCATGGGACTCTTTTGATATGAAGTGGGACATGTGAGGCAGTAAAAGACTATATTGTCTATAATTGTTTCTCTTTTGCCGTTACACAGTGGCCCTACTACATATTCTAGTGGTTAAAACCAATATGTCAACCCTTTTTTACCAAAAAATAAAATTAGAGGGGGCATTTACGGGTATTTTCCTAAAAAAATGCACTGGGGGGTGTTTTTGGGGTTGACAAACGCGAAATTCACATGTATACTCAGGGAGTAACCCGCCGGGAGATACACCATATCCCCACCAGACCCCTATAGGGTACCCTAAATGTTGCAGATTGGACCCCTCACTGATCCCAGTGGGGGTTTTTTATTGGGAAACTGGGGGGTTTCCCTATATGTTGCGACGGTTGCACAAATGTCACACCCCTAAAACTACAAAAAATATCGCTGGATTGCATGCACATGTACTGGGGGGTGGGGTGTCCCTTGCCCGCCCTAGTCGGTCATAAATATATTTCCCCATCGGTGATGCCGTGGCATCGCAGTTTCCCCGCCATAACGCCCTACTAGCCCCGACGGGTTGTCCCGACGGGTCATAATGCGCGTGTGCCCGCGCGACGAGTAGGGGAATTCATTTTGCACCCCCCCCTGTCCCCCAAAAAGTGCACCGTCGGGCGCACATCGGCGCATTATCCCCGACAAGCCCCACAACGTGATAACAGAGCGATATCAGCCCGCTAGGTATTATTCCCCCGCGCCCACGAAAAAACCCCCCAGCGGTTAAGCTGGAGGGCTTCTAGGCGGGAGGTTCCCAAAGTGTTGCGCGACTATCTCAAGTCTTCCATCACCATGTAGACAAGGAAAGCCACGCAAATCGCAAGCAGTATCCCAGCCACGCTAATCACGGTCAGCCCCCCTGTAGTCGTCAAGGTTCGACACGGGCGCAAGCGCGTCCTGCCCGACAGGTACTGCCCGCAATGCTTCCAGCAGGGAGTGTGCCCCCGCAAGTCTCAAGCGGTACTCGTCTTGCTTGGTCTCGTCCAGTTCCCCGCGCAAATACCGTGCGGATAGTCTGGCGGCTGTTGGGGTGAGCACTGGAGATTGGTGCCCGCTGTCGTCAATAATGAAGTCCAGCACTTCGACCAGTACCCCCGCCGCTTTAGCGTTTAAGTAGATGTCACCCATTGTCAGCCCCCTTTGCGTTCGGGTTGTCATGCTGGCGGATTGCCCAGCGCAACACCACTAAGTCATAATAGACGTGTTCGGCTGGTTCGCCGCTTTCTTTCCAGTGCCGCTCTTCGTCGGGCATGTATTGGGCAATGACCCGCCGGAGCGATTGCGTTTGATTGGCGTTAAGTCGGAGCGTGTCCCGTTCGGGATAGCCCCAAGCGTTGCGCGTCTCGATTGGTTGAGAGTTGCCCACGCTGTCCAGTCTGTTGACGGTCATAACGTGCCCCCCTACAAGTTGCGAAATGGCGGCAACGTGTCTTGTGCCGTTGGTTGGTACTTCTCAATATACCGGAGCAACAGAGCATTGGCGATGCGTACCCGCACCCCGTTTTGTGTGCTCTTGCTGTTGTTCAGCCAGCTATTGATTGTTACCGCACCGCACCCCGTTGCGTCGGCAAGCTGTACCTGAGTATAGCCCAGCGTACGGATTACCGCCTTGCGGGTTTCGGTGATTTCGTCGCGGTTGTCCAGCACGTCCGATGCAAAGCGTTCCGGTGCTGGTTGATTGAGTTTGAATTGTGTCATGACGTTAGTTCCTTTCTAGTTGATTAACGCGCCCAGAATAACAAGGGCAATGAAACATAGCAATATTCGGTAAATAATGGCAAGTAAGTCCCCCACGTTGCACCGCCTATGCCGCTAGTTTTTCAGCCCATGCCGTGCTGTTGAGCACGTCACGAACACGGTTTTGGCGTTGCATCTGAACATGTGGCACCCTGTTGGGGTCAGTGGTTCGGGCTTTGCGGCTCTTCTCGTTCCCATCTTCATCCAGCCAGTTTGCATCCCTGTCGACATGCGTAGACCATGCAGTGAGGGCATTGTACCCCGCCCACATGTTAGACCCCAAATCCGCGCTCTCTTGGTCGTAGCGGTGCATCATTTGACCCAGCAATGCGACGTTGACCTTTGCCGCTTTGTCGGTAGTTTCGGCAGCACCCCGCCCCTGCTTATGGCACAGGGTTTGTTCCATGATTTCCCGCCACTCATCGGGTCGCAAATCAACCGTCCTCATCCGGTTAAAATAATCACGGTTATTGTGGAAGGTGTCCAGCCCGACAATGCTATTTGCCGTTATGCTTTCCGGCGATAGGTTGCGGGTATGTTTGCGCTTGGCGTGATAGACCTTCTCGCCGCCGAATACCTGAGTATTGCGGCAATAGCTACGGTATGCCCCCGCGAAGGCTTGAAAAGCCCACGACATATCCACGCTGTTAATTGTGTCCATGCGGGCGACCATCGGGTCAGTGAGGCGACCACAAGGCATATCCAGCCGCACGTCGTCAAAATGTACCTCGCGGGTTGCGCGAAGCCCCCCGTCGAGCACGGTATCCTTTACCGACACATTGGCAGTCGGCAAAGAGCTATCCGCAAGCTGTTCGGCCTGTTGCTTGAACATCTCAAGATGACTGACCAGCTTGTAGCTTTTAGAGACCGGGCGGGCTGGCAATGGTTCGCCGTGCTGGTTCACCAATGCGTAATAGTCCGGCACCAGTTCGCCCCGTGTTGTGTGAAGCGGTGCCTTAAATGTTCGGCACCCGACAAAAGCGTCAAGATTGCTCAAGTCTTTATGTTCCCATACTTGGATTGACATCGTTTTTACCTTTCTCAAAAATTAACGACAAACAAAATATGCGCTGATTTGGCATTGGGCGCAACAGTTATTAGTGATGAATAAATCGGATTTTTTCGGCGGCGGCGTTCCAGCACAGACCGCAAGCGGCGCAATTTTTTGTCTTGCCGATTTGTTCGGGACAAGTGATTGCGTCCGGCGCGGCGATTGTTTCATGGCTGGCACTATCCGGCACGTTGGGCACGTCAGACCATCGAATAAAAAAGCGTACGCCAAAATTCATTTTGTTTCGCACAATTGCCCTATGGATATCACACGCCGGATCGGTGCGGTGCGTATACCCCCAGATTGCAAGGTTTGGATGCGTTGCCAATAACTCGCCCCAAAGTTGCACATATTCCGGCGAATAAAAATCACCCAACACATGAAGCCGGATAAGCACCCCGTCCGGATACTTGGCGCATAGTGCGGCTATCTCATCCGGCAGTCTGCGCTCCAATTCTGCGCCATGTTGCAAGCGGTGGGCGAATGGCATGTTATTGCCGTAGCAGTCCCCCCAACGTTCGCACGTTGTCGGGCAGGTGGCGCGTTCCTCCAGTGTCAGGGAATAGACACGGTATCCGGCAAACTCGCCCTTTGTTACTTTGCGCCCCAGTTTATTTTTAGGCTTGGGGTGTTTTAATAATGAATAGGGATAAGCCGACAAGTCGCGTCGGGCTTTCTCAAAACGTGTGCCAGTTAATTCCATAGGTTCCTCTCTTTCAATAATCAAGGCGTAGCCGATTATTCATTTTGCGTCAAACAAAAAAGAAAACCCCGCCCAGTGGGAGAACCGAGCGGGGCACTTGCCGGAGGAGAAAGGAGGGAAAAACTCCGACTAGTTTGTCTTTCTTGGCATCAAAAAATTACGCGCCAGAACAATTAGGAATAAGACTAAATTCATTTGGGCACCGTGTCAATAAAAAGGTGCCTCCGGAATTCATTTCTAAATTCATTTGCTAGACGTGAGCAGAAATTCATTGCGCCCCATTGGTCATCGAACACGCCGATAATTGTTTGCACAGGAAATTCATTTAGTTCGCCGCGCTCCGGTTCAATACCAAGCGAGGTGGATTTCATTTGGCACCAGACGTTGACCTTCTCGTCCCATCGCTTGTTGATGCCAAATTCAATTCCCTTTTCATAGTGGATCATTTTTTCTGTCCTCTGTAATGTCTACCAGTGACACAGTTGAACTGTGATGATAGATGGTGAACGCCCACTTGCGGTCATTGTGTATGAAGGTAAACTCCTCGCCAACACCATAGTCGCAGTCCTTTACGTACTCGTGACCATCTAAACTGTAATAGCTTTCCTCTAAATCAACGCTCATGGTTAGCCTCCTGTCGTGCCACATCTTCGGCGGTTGAAATTACATCAGCCATGCGTGACCAGCCACTGTTAACACATACGTAGTATAAGTTCGTCAGCGCGGTCAAAACCTCCTGCTTAGTTCTCTCCGGTGTTACCTCTTTTAGCCGCAACGCCGCTTCGTATGCTATGTCGCCGGAGCCGCCTTCATCCATGTTAGGCAACAATCCTTTGCCGCCATAATCTAGAATAAAATCCAAAAGAATCTCTACGTCGTCTGGCATCTCTATTCCTCCGGTGTAATATCGTAGATTTCAACATGGACGAGTTCATCGTTCCAACCATCAAAATCTGTGATTGGTGTGCCATCGTCTAGTTGTGCCATGTCTTCCGGCTCCATGTGCAAGGTGTAGTGAGCACGGATTGTTACGGATACTGGTTTGTACTTTTTCAAAAAATCGTCCTCCTGTTTCAGTTCCCACTGTAGTGCTTCGTGCGGTAGGCTCATTGCTCTCTCATCCACTTCTGCTCAAAGGTCTGACCGGACACGGTGTATTGTTGGACAGTCTCAAGGTTGATGTTCCGGAAGCCACGCTTCTGCACATCGTACACAGTCAACAGGCTGTAGTTAAACTGGTCAGATGACTTACCTCCGGCGTGTTGCTTCACACCCAAGCGGCAGACCATCTTACGGGTCGAGCCATCTGCCTTGACAAAAGTTATACTGAAAAACCTACCACCAGCGCGGTTGGTCAGTTTGTGCTTGAGGAGTTCTACCTCTTTGTAATCACGCTTGGTCATTCTACATTCTCCCATACAGAACGTTATGCACGAAAGGGTCGATGCCCCTATTGAGTTTCAGTTTCTCACCCGTCCAATCATAATAGCCATGAATCTTATTGGCTTTTGTTTCACGGTGTTTGAGAATCACAACTTCGTGAACGTCTTGGGGGTGTTCGAGCAATCTTTTTGTGACGGACTCTTTGGCCTCTGTAATCGTCTTGAACATTCGCCGGACAACTAAACGGGTCGGGTCATGTGTTTCTGATAGCACCCTCAACTTCTCACCCGTAGGGATTATTTCTGCGTAATACATCGTTAACTCCTGTGTTAAAAACAACGACAAAAACGGTATGGCATGAGTTGGGCTTAGTCGTCAATATCTTTTTTTCTTGCGTCTGAGTTGCGCCAGTTTTCTCTTAACTTTCGAGCGATGTACCTGTCGTAACTCTCCCGCCTCTTGTCGGGTATCGTCTTCGGTCTGTTCTGCTTCTCCGACAGGCTCTTGGCTACAGGATTCATTTGTTTTTTTTTCTTGTTCAATTTCACTCTCCATTTCTTCAATCAGGTTGTACAAATATTTCACACGTGCCTTAATTCGTTTTATTCTGGATTCATCTACCATTCATTTTCTCCATCCGCCTCAGTATACGGATTGCTTTTGCGTTGGCAAGGACACGTTCAAGCAAATTCATTTTGTTCCAGTTTGTTAGATCAGATAAAGTTCTGCCGCATGTCGAACACGCCTCGTAGTCCCAATCAACTCTGCACTGTTTCTTACAGGGGCTATCTCCCAAGTTCACGTTCATTCTGCATCTTCCTCTATCTCCTTCATAGTCTTTTCCCACAAGAAGATTGGAGTCGTTTCTCCTACGTAAGACCCGGCTATGTTATACATGAAATGTTCGAGCGCATCATCCGCTAACATGTCCTGCATCAGGATACGTAGGATTTCATTCACGTCATAGACGATGCAGTCCTCCCAGCCTATTCTTTGGCTGACACCCAGCACCGCGCTATCGAATTCATTTGGCAGCTTCATCATAGATTCATTCCCATCTGTAAAACACGTGACCATCGATTGTGACCACATGAGTGAACACCCTAGACCATGACGGATTGACGTAGGTGGCGTGGTAGTGGGTTGCCCCATCAAAGTTACCAGCCATCCATCCTTCGGCTACGAACTTGCCGATTTCGTATGACTCCTGAAACGCAGATTCATTTTTCGGATTGTCCGGTAGCCCATCACAGTACCAACTGAACTGACATTGGTTTCGTTTGGGGTGCCCAGATGCCGTGTGTTCACCCTGATAAACAACGCCACAGACTGTATCTGGGAAACGTTCATCATCCATTCTGTTCATTACAACTTGAGCAACTGCCATCTTACCAATCGTGGATTCATTCCGCGCTTCATGGTAGATGTTCATCGCTATACACATCAATGCTTCAGTTATCAAAACAACACCTCATACTGTTCGCCATTTTCAATTCGTTCGGTCATGCTCTCAACTGTCTTCCACAGATGATCAGCAGGTAGACCCTGCCACTCTAAATCAATCGCCTTGTTCCTAGTCTCTTCACGAGCCTTGTGTAAGCAGACAAGTAATTCATCTGAGTTCCTGCTCTCGATATAGAACCCCGTGCCAGAGTTCGTGTCCTTTGTGCCATTTACATTCATAGGTGTAGTCTCCTCCTAGTTTTGTACGCATCCTGTCGAGCCAATGCTCTGCCTGTTCTTTATCAGCAAACAGACGACCATGATAGGTTGACAGTTTTCTT